CCCATTGGCGAACTGGAAGTTTCCGCTCAGTTCGCCAATCGCTCCCTCGTAAGTTCGCCACCCGAAATCTCCAATGACACCTGTTCCTCAACAGCCTCAAAGGAGAGTCTCATGGCAGCTACGGCAAGCCCTCAAACCCGGTCGTCCTACCCGACGATCGCCACCATGGCACCCGGTGATCGCCGGGTCCTGAACGAAAACGAACTGGCCCAGCGCTGGGGTGTGAGCCCCAAGACGCTGCAGCGCTGGCGCAGCGAGGGTCGTGGCCCTCGGTACCTCAAGCTCTCCAAGCGGGTCAGCTACCCGCTGGAAGCCATCCTCGATTTCGAGTACAGCGCGCTGCATGAGTCGACCGCTGAACGTGCGATGGCTTGAAGGAGATGGTCATGAACGATTTGTCCATCTTCCCCGCTGACATCGCCGAGATGTCGGCCGCTCAACTGGCCAAGTTGCCAGCCCACCAACTCTACGAGGTCGACACCAACTTGGACCAGGCTATCGCCTGGCTCAAGGGTGCCCGCACCAAGGTGGATGCTGCCCTGGAGCAGCGCTTCGGTGCCCAAGGGCGTGAAGCCCTACGCGAAAACGCTCGCGACTTTGGCACCGCACACTTCAACGTCGACGGCTTGCACGTGAAGTTCGAGTTGCCCAAGAAGGTGTCTTGGGATCAGAAAAAACTCAAGGCCATTGCCGAGCGCATTGCCACCTCGGGCGAAGCCGTCGAGAGCTACCTCGACGTGAAGTTGGCCGTCCCGGAGTCTCGCTACACCAACTGGCCACCGGCCTTGCAGCAGCAATTTGCCGACGCACGCACGGTCGAGGCTGGCAAGGCTACGTTTGAGATCAGCCTTGATGAAGGAGGTGTGTGATGGCACTTCCAATCATCAGCGCGTCCCAGCGCTTGGCAGAAAAGCAAGGCGTCAAGCTGGTGCTGCTCGGCAAGTCCGGCATTGGCAAGACCACCCAGCTCAAGACACTGCCCGAGGACAGCACGCTGTTCGTGGACCTGGAAGCCGGCGATCTCGCGGTCAAGGACTGGCATGGCGACTGTGTACGCCCCGCCACCTGGCCTGAGTTCCGCGACCTGGTGGTCTTCCTGGCTGGCCCCAACCCCGCGCTGCCGCCTGAGGCCCCGTACTCGCAGGCTCACTTCGACCACGTCTGCGAGCGCTATGGCGATCCGGCTCAACTGGCCAAGTACGACACGTACTTCGTCGACAGCATCACAGTGCTGGCGCGTCTGGCACTGATCTGGGCCAAGGTCCAGCCGCAGGCCATGTCTGAGCGCACCGGCAAACCCGACACCCGCGGGGCCTACGGCCTCTTGGGCCAGGAAATGCTCACTGCGTTGACCCGCCTGCAGCACGCCCGGGGCAAGCACGTCGTGTTCGTCGCCATCCTCGACGAGAAGCTCGACGACTTCAATCGCAAGGTGTTCGTGCCGCAGATCGAGGGCTCCAAAACCGCAGCCGAACTGCCCGGCATCGTCGACGAGGTGGTGACGCTGGCCGAGATCAAGGCTGAGGACGGTAGCAGCTACCGCGCCTTCATCACCCACACGCTCAACCCCTATGGCTACCCCGCCAAGGACCGCTCCGGCCAGCTTGTCCTGCAAGAGCCGCCCAACCTGCGCACCCTCATCGACAAGTGCGCGGCTGCCACCCGCATGCCCTCTGGCAATTCCACATCCCAAACACCCAAGGAGTAATTCATGTCCAACTGGTCCGATTTCAACGACGCCGAACAACAGCAATCCTTCGATCTCATCCCCAAGGGCACGGTCGCCAAGGTCCGGATGACGGTCAAACCCGGTGGGTACGACGACCCCAGTCAAGGCTGGGTCGGCGGTTACGCCACCCAGAGTTTTGAGACCGGCAGCATCTTCCTGGCCTGTGAGTTCGTCGTGCTCGAGGGCGAATATGCCCGCCGCAAGCTGTGGTCGAACATTGGGCTGTACAGCAGCAAGGGGCCCACCTGGGGCAACATGGGGCGCACGTTTGTGCGGGCAGCCCTGAACTCGGCGCGCAACGTCCGCCCTGACGACAACACGCCCCAGGCTGCAGCAGCACGGCGCATCCAGGGCTTCCATGAGCTGGATGGCCTGGAGTTCGTCGCCCGTATCGACATCGAAAAAGACGGTCGCGGCGAAGCGAAGAACGTGGTCAAGATGGCTGTGGAACCGGGTGAGCCCGAGTACGCCGCCTTGATGAATGGCACGGGCTTCATCCCCAACCGTACGGCTGGGACCCCAACCGTAGTCCCGACCGCACATTCATCCACGGTCCCAACCGCAGTCCCGCCCGCAGCGGCTGGGCGCACCGCAGTGTCCGGTAAGCCGGCCTGGGCACAGTGAGGGGGGGGGATGAAATGCTGGGTCTGCTCAAGACAGGCCCGGGGGTACGGCCATACCGACAACCGGCATGGCATCGGCAACCCCCGGCGCTATCCCATCGACTGGGTGTTCTGTTCCCACCGTTGTCAGGACGCGTTCCATTCCATGTACGGCAACTGGGTCAATGCGCACAAGTACAACCAGGAGGTCGAGATGATCGATGCTTCTGATGTTGAACGCGCTGCGATGCGCAAATGCCTCAAGGCCTTTGGCGAAGCGGCTGGTGAGATTGGCTTTGCCAAGCCGCTGGGTGACTACGCTGAGACTGAAGCCTTGCGTGTGATTGATGCGATCGTCACCTGCTACACGGATGCCATGGCGGCGCACCACGAAGCCACCAAGTTTCCGCCGGTGCGTGGCATGCCACCGACGCCAGATCCGCTGGCCAACCCGTTCGCTGATCTCGAGGATGACTTGCCTTGGGAAGAACCGAGGGCGAAAACGTCACACCCGCAACCGGCGAAGGGGAGAAAGTCATGATCGACTTCAACTCCTCGGCAAGTGTCTCCGGCCAGTTGGAAGCATTGGTCGACGTCGGCATGCAGCGACAGCGTGCAAAGCAAACGCCCCGTGCATACCTGGGTGCATCCAGGCTGGGGGCCTCGTGTGAGCGAGCCCTCCAGTACGAATTCGCCAAGGCTCCGGTCGATCCTGGCCGTGACACCTCGGGGCGCATCCTGCGCATCTTCGAGCGTGGTCACGTGATGGAGGACTGCATGGTCACCTGGCTGCGCGAGGCCGGGTTTGACCTGCGCACCCGCAAGGCCGACGGCGACCAGTTCGGCTTCTCGGCGGCTGGCGGACGACTCAAGGGCCATGTCGACGGCGTCATCGTCGCTGGCCCCGAAGGTTTTGCCTACCCCGCCCTTTGGGAGTGCAAATGCCTCGGTCAGAAATCCTGGCGCGAGCTGGAGAAGCACAAGCTGGCGATTGCCAAGCCGGTCTACCACGCTCAGGCGGTGCTCTATCAGGCTTACCTGGAGTTGCACGAGCACCCGGCGCTCTTCACGGCGATCAACGCCGACACCATGGAGATTTACACCGAACTCGTGCCCTTCGATGCGGTGCTGGCGCAGCGCATGTCCGATCGCGCCGTCAAGGTCATCACCGCCACCGATGCCGGGGAACTCCTGCCCCGCGCATTCCATGAATCCACCCATTTCGAGTGCCGGATGTGCCCTTGGCAGGACCGGTGCTGGAGGAGTCCCCTATGAATACCCCGTCCATGAGTGACGTGCTGGGTGAGCATCTGGTCGATGCGCGCGAGGCAGCGCATTGCCTCAATCTCCCGCTGTACTTGCTCACACACCCGAGCGAGCGCGAGCGCCTGAAGGTGCCGCATTACCGAGTCGGCAAGTTGGTGCGTTTCAAGCTCCAAGAGTTGATCGACTGGGTCGAGCGGCAAGGGGGGGCATCGGATGCTTGATTTCAACGATACCCCTGCTGAAGGGGCCCCCAACCCCGACGTGACACGCGAGTCGATCAAGGCAGATCTTGTCGCACGACTGGAATCCGTCCTGGCCACACTTTTCCCTGCCGGCAAAAAACGCAAAGGCAAATTTCTCATCGGCGATGTGCTGGGCAGTCCCGGTGACAGCCTTGAGGTGGTGCTTGACGGCGAGAAGGCCGGGCTGTGGACCGATCGTGCCACCGGTGACGGTGGTGACATCTTCGATCTGATCGCAGCCAACCTTGGTGCCAATGCACACACGGATTTTCCACGCGTGATGCAACACGCTGCGGATCTGCTCGGGCGCTCGCCTGTAACCCCGTCTCGCAAGACCAAGAAGAAGGACGTGCCAGTCGACGACCTGGGCCCGGCCACAGCCAAGTGGGACTACCTGGATGCGGCAGGCAAGCTGATCGCGGTCGTCTACCGCTATGACCCGCCAGGTGGCAAGAAAGAGTTTCGACCTTGGGATGCCAAACGCCGCAAGATGGCTCCACCGGACCCCAGGCCGCTTTACAACCAGCCGGGTTTGAAGGACGCCGCTCAAGTCGTGCTCGTCGAGGGCGAGAAGTGCGCGCAGGCGCTGATCCACGCTGGCATCACCGCCACCACGGCCATGCATGGCGCCAATGCCCCGATCGACAAAACCGACTGGTCCCCGCTGTCTGGCAAGGCCGTGCTGATCTGGCCCGACCGGGATAAGCCGGGTTGGGAATACGCTGCGCAAGCCGCGCAGGCGGTTTTGGTGGCGGGGGGCAGGTCCTGCCACATCCTGTATCCACCTCAGGAAGCAGCGGAGGGGTGGGATGCGGCTGATGCCATTGCTGAGGATTTTGATATCGCATCTTTCCTCGTCCATGGCCCTCGCATGCAGATCCATGCCGTGGCCGAGGATGCCGAACCGGTGGTCAGCAGCGACGAGTCGGTGTGGGGCACGGAGGATGCGCTGGCGCTGGCCTTCACCCGCCGCTACCACCGTGACTGGCGCTATGTGGCCGCATGGGGTCGGTGGCTGGTGTGGGACGGACAACGCTGGCGCAACGAGGACACGCTGGCTGCCACCGACCTGATCCGCAGCGTGTGCCGCCAGACAGCAGTGCGTGCCGACGATCGCAAGGTTGCCGCCAAGTTGGCCAGCTCGGGCACCGTGGGTGGCGTTGAACGCCTGGCCCGTGCTGACCGCCGCCATGCTGCAACCACAGATGAGTGGGATGCCGATCCATGGTTGCTGAACACCCCCGGCGGCGTGGTCGATCTCAAAACGGGCCGCACACGTTCCAATGACCGTGCTGACCGAATGACCAAGATCACCACGGCCACCCCGCGTGGCGAGTGTCCTCAGTGGCGGGCATTCCTGAGCGATGTCACTGGCGGCGACCAGAATCTGCAGGACTACCTGCAGCGCATGGTAGGTTATGCCTTGACTGGCTCGACCCGCGAACATGCCTTGTTCTTTCTCTACGGCACAGGTGCCAACGGCAAGTCGGTGTTCGTCAACACCCTGGCCGACATCCTGGGGGACTACGCGACCAATGCGCCCATGGACACATTCATGGAGACGCGTACCGACCGGCACCCGACTGACATGGCCGGGCTGCGCGGCGCGCGCTTTGTGGCCGCTATTGAAACCGAACAGGGGCGCCGCTGGGCGGAATCCAAGGTCAAGAGCCTGACCGGCGGCGACAAGATCGCGGCGCGTTTCATGCGCCAGGACTTCTTTGAGTTCTTCCCGCGGTTCAAGCTGTTCGTGGCGGGCAATCACAAACCGGCGATCCGCAACATCGACGAAGCCATGAAGCGGCGGCTGCACCTGATCCCATTCACGATCACCGTGCCCCCTGAAAAACGTGACAAGCACCTCCAGCAAAAACTGCTGGCCGAGCGTGACGGGATCCTGGCCTGGGCGCTGGAAGGGTGTCTGGCCTGGCAGCGTCTTGGACGACTTGATCCGCCGCAGCAAGTGCTGGATGCCACCGACGAGTACTTCGAAGAGGAAGACGCCATTGGCGAGTTTCTGGATGAGGACTGCAAGCAGTCGGCTGTGGCGCGCGAAGCGATCTCCGCGATCTACCAACGCTGGCGCGAACGGGCCGAGCGGCGTGGCGAGTACGTGGGCACCAGCCGCTGGCTGACCCAGCAACTCATCAACCGTGGGTTCGCGCGCACGCGCTTGCACGGCGGGGCGAAAGCCCTGTCAGGACTCTCGCTCAAGCCTCGAGAAATGAGTGGCTACATGCCCTATCGAGATGACTGAAATCCATCGACTGAGCCCTATGGGTGACCGAAAGTGACCGGCAAATCGTTACCCCTTCATACCGCGCGCGTACGCCCGCGTGAGGCGTTAACGATAAACGAGTCACCTTCGGTCACCCAACCCCAAAAACACATGGAGTGACCAATGAACAATACGACCATCCTCGCCCTCGATCTGGGCACACAAACGGGCTGGGCACTGACCGGCCGCGACGGCAGCATCACCAGTGGCAGCCAGTCCTTCAAACCCCAGCGCTTTGAAGGGGGCGGTATGCGCTTTCTTCGGTTCAAGCGCTGGCTCACTGACATCAAGCAGTGCAACGATGGCATCGACCAGGTGGTCTTCGAAGAAGTCCGCCGCCACGTCGGTGTCGATGCCGCGCACGCCTACGGCGGCTTCATGGGCCAGCTGACCGCCTGGTGCGAGCACCACCAGATCCCGTACCAGGGCATCCCGGTCGGCACGATCAAGAAGCACGCCACCGGCAAAGGCAACGCCAGCAAGGACGAGATGGTGGCATCCGTCCGTGCCCGTGGTCATGCCCCGGCAGACGACAACGAGGCCGACGCCATCGCCTTGCTGTACCTGGCCCGTGAGATGGCCGCAGAGGGGGTGTGACATGAAAGTGCCGCAATACCGCTACCGCTGCCCCCTGGGCAATCTTCAGCCGACCACGCCCGACCTCGACGCTGTTAAACGCGAGGGCTGGCGCAATGACCACATCCTGGTGGTGTCTGAAGAGGACGACCGTCTGGACTGGATCGAGCGGGAGTTCGTGCGCAGGCTGGGTGAGCGCCTTTATGGCGATGGAGGAAAGCGCCATGGCTGAAATCATGACCCAATGGACGGCTGATGCCGTGGCCGCTCGCTTTGCTGAGGCTGCTGAGACTGCGCACCGATTGCCACGCGTGCGTCCCATGGGCCACTTCAACCCATGGATGAGTCTGGCTATGCAGGTGCCTGAGCGCTACGCCGATCCAGAACGGCTGTACCGCCCCATGCCGCCCAGTCCACAAGCGGTGGAGCGGATGCTCGAGACCATGCGCTGGGTGCAGTGGCTGGAGTTGGAGCAACGTCACCTGGTCTGGATGCGGGCCAACCGCTACGAGTGGCACCAGATCGGCAGGCGCTTTGCCTGCGATCGCAACACCGCATCTCGGCGCTGGCACCGGATCATGGAGTTGGTGGCCTGGCGGTTGAATGGTTTATCAGCCGCTGATACAATTCAGCATGCGTGAAGACCACGGAATAGCCACCCTTATCGACCTCCATGATCAGATCATTGATCAGGGAGGTGGGTATTGGATCAAGATCGAGGCATGGGTTGTCGATGCGTCGACGGACATTCCGCACGGGATTCGCTATTCGCTGACATTGCATGAGCCCTATGGCAAAAGAATTCTTGGTTATGACAATGCCCATGCGGTTAAGCCACCCAAGAAATTCAAATACGCGGGAACGCGTTTGCCGTATGACCACAAGCATCGGCATGTCAGCGACAAAGGCGTACCCTATGAGTTCAAAGATGCACACCAGCTTTTGTCGGACTTCTTCAAGGAAGTGGACCGCGTGTTAGAGGAGGTTAGGAAATCATGAAGACGATCGTTGTTGGAATCCTGCCGCAGGAGAAAATTCGCGAGCGCGTGCTGGCCATCGCTCGTGGTGACTACAAGCCCAAGGCGACTGAGCCCAAAATCTGGTTCACCTCAATGCGTTCCTTGGCAGAGGTCTTGAGTGATGACAACCGAGCCCTGTTGAAGGTGATTCAGGAGGCCAAGCCACAGTCCATCTCATCTTTGGCTGACATCACTGGACGCAAGCCAGGCAACCTTTCGCGCACGTTGAAAACAATGTCGAACTACGGTTTTGTAGAGATGAAGCGAGAGAGCAAGCATGTGAGGCCCATCGTCAAAGGAACTGACTTTCGGATCGTTGCATGACGTTATGAAAAAAGCGACTGCACCCTTGGTTGAAGCCAAGGTCCATCATCTTCGATCCCTGAGATTTGCTGTCGCTCAAGGACTTTCAAGTGGCTCGGCACTTTCCGCAGATCAAGTACTTGGGCACCTTGAAGCGAGATACGCGGCACAGATCGGTGCCAAAAAGATGATTCACGCGATCACTGTTGACAAGCTCCATTAAGAGGTCGGTTTTGAAATGTCGATCGACAAGGAAAGGCTTTGACCCGCTCCCAGTTTGCGCCCCATTTCATCTGAAAGTGTTTTGGCGTGTTTTGGCGCGATTGCGGGTAAGGACTGCGGTTGATGCGGGTTTGAGCGAAGGAAGCGTCCGAATCCGAATGCAGCACGGAGGGCCTTTTGAGCGTACAGTTTGAGCTACGGTCAGGAAAGAAGCGCAGGTGCTGCAAAGCACCTCGCACCTGAGGAAATCAACGGGTCCTTCCTGGCCAAAGCGGTATGCGGGGGGCAACAGCGCGAGATTTCGATAGCGACTGACCATAAAAACAGGTTACCACCCGGCCAGGTTACCGGCCTGTGGTTACCACCGCGCCAGACAGTTACCACCCTCTGAAAATTTCCAACCCGCCCGGCGGCAACGCTCGGCGGGTTTTTCAATTCCATGACGCCAAACCTGCAGATCGAATACCGCCCGATCGATGCGCTGCTGCCCTACGCGCGCAATCCGCGCACGCATTCGCCGGCGCAGATCGCCAAGATCGCGGCCAGCATCGTGGAGTTTGGCTGGACCCAGCCCATCCTGGTCGATGGTGACAGCGGGATCATTGCCGGCCATGGTCGCCTGGCGGCGGCACGCAAGCTGGAAGTGGTCGAAGTCCCGGTCATCGAGCTTGGCCATTTGAGCCCAGCGCAGAAGCGCGCTTACGTGATCGCCGACAACCGTCTGGCGCTGGATGCAGGCTGGGACGAAGAGTTGCTGGCGTTGGAACTCTCGGAGCTGTCCGAGGCTGGCTACAACCTGCAGCTCACTGGATTCGACGATGACGAGCTGGCGCAGATGCTGGCCGATCTCAGTGACCCGGATGGGGAAGCCTCGGATCAGGATTCGACCGGCGATGAGGATGACGACGTCCCTGAGCCACCCAAGCAGCCGATCAGCCGTCCTGGTGATGTCTGGCAGCTGGGACCACACCGCCTGATCTGCGGTGATGCGTCGGACCCGGCCGCCATCGCTACCCTGATGCAGGACGAGCAGGCGAGCCTGTGCTTTACCTCGCCACCCTACGGCAACCAGCGCGACTACACCTCTGGCGGCATCGCTGACTGGGACGGCCTGATGCGCGGCGTGTTTGCGCAACTCCCCATGGCGGCAGACGGCCAGGTCCTGGTCAACCTCGGGTTGATCCACCGCGACAACGAGTTCATCCCATACTGGGAGCAGTGGCTTGCCTGGATGCGCAGCCAAGGCTGGCGGCGTTTCGCCTGGTACGTCTGGGATCAGGGGCCGGGGATGCCCGGTGACTGGCAAGGCCGCCTGGCACCGAGTTTCGAGTTCATCTTCCATTTCAACCGTCAGACCCGCAAGCCCAACAAGACGGTCCCCTGCAAGTTCGCTGGCCAGGAAACCCATCTGCGTGCCGACGGCTCCTCCACCGCCATGCGCGGCAAGGACGGTCAGGTCAACGGCTGGACGGCTGCTGGTCAGCCGACCCAGGACCATCGCATCCCCGATTCGGTGATCCGGGTCATGCGCCACAAGGGAAGGATCGGCAAGGACATTGATCACCCAGCCGTGTTCCCGGTGACGTTGGCGGTGGAGGTCATCGAGGCCTACACGCAGGAAGGCGAAATCGTCTTCGAACCCTTTGGCGGCAGCGGTACCACGCTGATGGCCGCGCAGCGCACTGGTCGCATCGGCCGGGCGGTTGAGATCGCGCCCGAGTACGTCGATGTGGCGCTGATCCGTTTCCAACAGAACTTCCCTGGTTTGCCGGTCACCCTGACCACCACCGATGAGCCCTTTGAGGTCGTCGCTGCCCAGCGACGAGAAAATCATGCAACTGTCTGAACATTTCGAACTGGCCGAGTTTCTGGTCTCGGAGACCGCTGCGCGTCGTGGCATCGCGAACGAGCCCAGCCCTGAGGTCATTGAGAACCTGCGTCGGTTGTGTCAGTCCGTGCTGGAACCCTTGCGCATCAAGCTCGGTCGTCCTGTGGTCATCACGTCCGGCTACCGATCGCCGGAGCTCAACCGTGCGGTGGGTGGCAGCAAGAACAGCCACCACATGCAAGGGCGCGCCGCCGATCTCATCGTGCCCGGGCTGACGCCGCTGGCGGTCTGCCAGACCGCGCAGCAGATGAAGCTGCCCTGCGTCCAGATCATTCATGAGTTCGGGCGTTGGGCGCATCTGGCGGTGGCCTTGCCGAACGAACGCACCCAATTGCTGACCGCCAAGCTGGCGCAGGGCAAGACGGTCTACGAGCCGGGGTTGGTCCATGTCTGAACCCTGGCTTTCCACCCACATTGAACGCTGGCCGACGGCCAAGCTGGTGCCCTACGCACGCAACGCCCGAACTCACTCCGAAGAGCAGGTGGCGCAGATCGCTGCGTCCATCGTCGAGTTCGGATTCACCAATCCGATCCTGGCCGGCTCCGATGGCGTGATCGTCGCCGGTCACGGCCGCCTGGCCGCCGCCCAGAAGCTGGGCCTGGACACGGTGCCGGTGGTCGTCCTCGATCACCTGACCCCGACCCAGCGCCGGGCGCTGATCATTGCGGACAACCGGATCGCTGAGAACGCTGGCTGGGACGACGCAATGCTGCGCATCGAGCTGCAGTCTCTGCAGGAGGACGGCTTCAACCTGGACATCACGGGGTTCGACGCCGAGGCCCTGGACGAGATCATGGCCGGCGAGGAGACCACGGTCGATGGCCAGACCGACGATGATGCGGTGCCCGAGGTGCCGGTCACGCCGATCTCCCGTCCAGGGGATGTCTGGGAGCTGGGCAACCACCGCTTGCTGTGTGGCGACGCCACCGATCCGGCGAGCTACGAGGCGCTGATGGCCGATGGTCAGGCCGACATGGTGTTCACCGATCCACCGTACAACGTCGACTACGCCAACAGCGCCAAGGACAAGATGCGCG